GGCGGCCCGGAAATATTTGCAGCGAAGATTCTGTGTTCGGTCATCAGTACATGGCTTTGGTTTCGGCTGAGGCGCAAGAACAAACTCCTGAGACAGGCACTGGACGCTATTCGAGAGGAAACACTTGCGCCGTATTTCGACGGACGGAGCGGGCAGATAGAGCGTGTGCAATCGTGGGCCGCGATCCAAGCACTGTGCGCGGCAGCTCTACGCTTGAAGACGTGGTAGACTTTTGAGTAGGGGGAAATAAACAATGCCTCACAGACTAATCCAGTTTTTCCAGTTCGAACATCTTCCGTCAGGCCTTAAAGAAATTTCAGCGCACTGCCGCGAGTTGGCTTTAACTGCCGACAATCTCATAACTGAAAGTGCTGAGAAGACGGCGGGTCTTAGGAAGCTTTTAGAAGCAAAGGACTGTTTTGTCAGAGCTAAGTTAGAGGAAAGAAATCGTGCCTGACATGATGACATCAGAATCGGCAACGAACGAGGACACCAAGATCGACGCTGAAGTCCATCCCGTCCTAGAATCGGGCGTGACTGAAGAGGAAGGCGCAGCCATTGTCGCAGAGGCGCGCGAGAATATGGTTTCATGCATCAGCGTTGAGAATGACTTCAGGGACAAGGCAGTCGAAGATCTTGAGTTCCGCGTTGGCAACCAATGGCCCTCCGACATTAGAACTGCTAGGGAAGCATCCAAACAGCCATGCCTTCAGTTCAATATGCTGCCTAAGTTCTTGCGTCAAATCACAGGCGACGCACGACAGAACGTCCCAGGCGTGAACGTGGTGCCAGAGAATTCACAGGCTTCGAAGGAAGTGGCCGACATTCTCAAGGGGATCATCCGGTATATTGAGCACAGCTCAGTTGCCGCTTACATCTACTCTAAGGGCCTTGACCAAAGCGCAGCTTCAGGCCGTGGCTGGTGGAGAGTCGATGTTGAGTATGACGATGATGAATCGTTCGATCAGAACATCAAAATCCTGCCGATTATAAACTCACTCGCGGTCTACGTTGATCCAGCCGCCGTCGGGCCTACCTACTCGAATGCCGAGTGGTACATCGTGCGGCAGTGGCAGAACAAGAAGGCGTTTGAGCGCGAGAACCCAGGCAAGAGCGGACAGCCTACAGCTTTAGAGGATGCTCCGGGGAACCACTCAGACTGGTACGGCAAAGATGCAGTGTGTATTGCTGAGTATTGGAGACGGGAGCCGGTCAATGAGACGCTGCTTGAAGTTCAGGTATTCCCCGCTCCTGCGGTCGAAGGCGCTGAGGCTCCGAAGCCCTTCACCACGGTCATCAAAGAATCCGTGATGCTTGAGAAGTATCCCAACGTCAATATCGTAGTGAAGCGGAAGCGCTTGATGAAGCGTTCCAAGGTTGTCTGCTATACGATCACTGGCACCGAGGTTCTTCATAAGCGCGAATGGCCTGGGCGATTCATTCCAATTATCCCTGTGCTCGGTGAAGAGGTTCACATTGATGGAAGGGATTATTTATCTGGCGTAATCCGTGACATGAAAGATCCGCAGCGCGCCTACAACTACTGGATGACTATGCTGACGGAGCAGGTAGCACTCGCGCCTAAGATTCCGTGGATGGTCACAGACGCGATGATTGCGGACTACAAGCAAGAATGGGACAGCATGAACAATGCGAACTATCCTTACGTTCGCTTCAAGCCCGATCCGGCCCAGCCGGGCGGCCCGCAAAGGCCACTACCCGCGCAGCTCTCGCAGGGATATGCACAAATGTTGCAGATTGCACAGGGGGCGCTGAATGACACCAGCGGAATCTTTAAGCCTTCACTGGGCCAAGAATCTAATGAGACTAGCGGAAGAGCTATCCTTGCCAGACAAAAAGAAGGCGATACAGGATCTTATGTCTACATTGCAAACTGGCTGTTTTCTGTGCAGTTCACCGGACAAATCATTGTGGATCTTGTACCAAAGATTTTCGACACGGAAAGAGTTCTCATGATCCTCGACGACGAGGATGCACCGCAACAGATCACGGTCAATAAGCATTTCGATGCTGAGGGCGTGAACAAAATATACGACCTGCGACAGGGAAAGTACGGCGTGCGCGTGACCAGCGGCCCGTCTTACGCAACCCGTCGGCAGGAATCCGCGAATAGCCAGCTTGAATTCTTGCGGATCTACCCGGCGGCGGCTCCGATCATTGGCCCACGTCTGGCTAAGTCTATGGATTGGGACGGAGCGGAGGAGATCGCAGAGGAGCTGAAGCAGCTCGGCATCAGACAGGGGGCTATTCCGCCCGATCCTCTTCCACCAGGTGCTCAGCCTCCTATGGCGGTAGATCCAGCAACGGGTCAGCCGATTCCGATGGCCCCAGGTATGCCTCCTGGAGCACCGGGCGGCGGCCCAGTAGCAGGGCCTGCAGCACAGGAGCAGAGCGTCGATAAATTGCTCGCTTAGATGGGGACGAAAATTACTGTGATATAGTTTTTATAGGCCGGTCAGCTGAGCGGAAACGTGGAAGCGCGGCCAGCACACTAAAGTGGGAGAGGGAAATGGCTGAACTGAATCCAGACGTAAACACCGAAGTGGCGCAGGGTACAGCAGACGCTGATGCCAGCGCAGCAGAGCTAGTAGCGGTGGGCGAAGGCTTAGAGCCGGAGCTTACCAACGAGGGAACGGTAAACCCCTCGAACAGTGACCAACTCAACGAAGAGCTTGGGATTCTCCCTGAAGAGACACCCGCTGATCCAGTTGCCGAAACGCCGAAGATCAAGGGGCCTTCGCGCTTCCAGGATCGGATTGACACTCTGACGCGGCAACGAGGCGATGCAGAGACCCGGGCGTATAGGTCTGAGGCGGAATTACAGTCCTTAAAAACAGAATTCTGGAAGCTGGGGCCGGAGCCTAAAGAAGACGACTTTGAGAAGTATGGCGATTATGTTAAGGCCATCACGAGGTATACAGCGAAAGCTGAAGCCATCGAGCTGAAGACTGGACAGGTGCAAGAGTCGATAAACGACATTCAGCGAACCGATAAAGAAGTGCAGACAGCAAAAATGCACGATGGGATGGAACGATACGCCGACTTTGGATTGAAGGCCGCAACTTTAGGGCGTATACTAGAACCGGGATCGGAAGCGTACCAAGCGCTGTTTGAGTCGCCGGAGTTTGTCGAGGTGGCCTACTTCCTATCCAACAATTTGCAGGAAGCAGCTCGAATTTATGCGCTGCCATCACGGCTTCAGGCAAAAGAGATTTTGAAACTTGAAGCGAAGTTTGAAGCGGGCGGAACGCCGACGCCAACGGCTCAGCCGTTACCGACGCCGACACCGGCGTCGAAGGTGAGCCAAGCACCGGCACCAGCCCGGCAGGTTCTTACAGGCAAGGCTCCCGGCCAGCAACGGGTATCGCCTGAGAAAGAAAGCATGGAAGCATACGCAACTCGTCGGAACAGAGAGTTGCGCGCCAAGAAATAGTTTTACCTCGCTCGTCACGAAGCGCCGGGGAAACCCAAGAGAGTGACAAATGTTTTTGTCCAGCATGTTCCACGTGGAACATGCCTCTATGGTGGGTTTTTAGGCGTTCGACTGCTTGAGGTTGTCCCTCCCCTTCCTCCTTTAGATCGATCAAGCTTGGGAACCCACCCATCCCAAACTTAGGAGCGATCTAAATGAACACCCTTTTAACCCCCTCCCTGATTACCAAGGAAGCTCTGGTAATCTTGGAAAATAACCTCGTCATGGCCAAGAAAGTTCGCCGGGACTATGACAAGTATTTCGGGAAGTCTCTTCCCACTGTCGGCAAGATCGGCGACACACTTACTATCCGCAAGCCAAACCGTTTTACCGTTCGCACCAACAGCACTCTGTCCCCACAGAATATCGTCGAGCCGAGCACATCGATTGTTATTGATAAAGTTGCGGGCGTTGACTTCTCTTTCACCTCTCGTGAGCTGACTCTGAACATTGAGGAGTTCTCGGAACGGTATCTGAAGCCTGCAATGGCGACGATTGCCAACAAGATCGACTTTGATCTGTTGTCACTCTACAAAGACATCTACAACCAGGTCGGAGTCCCTCGAACCACACCTGCTACGTTCGCAGCGCTGGCTGCGACGACTCGTCGATTGAACGAGGAAGCGGCCCCCAAGGATAGAGACCGGCACGGAATCATCGATCCGGCGGCTGAAGTAACCTTGGCCGATGCTTTCAAGGCTTTCTTCAATCCGAACCGGGCGATTTCTGATCAGTATGAGGACGCTGAAATTGGTCGAGTCGGTGGGATTGGTTGGAGCATGGATCAGAACGTGAACCTGCACACCACGGGAACCTCTGACAACAGCACTCCCGCCGTGCTTGCTTACGTTGCCAACGCTTCCACCATTTCTATTGACGGATTGGACGCTTCAGTGACCCTGAAGAAAGGTGACACCTTCACCATTGCCGGTGTGTTCGCTGTGAACCCACAAAGCCGTCAGAGCACCGGAGTGCTTCGTCAGATCGTAGTCACTGCGGACACCACTGCAACTGGTGGTGGAGCTATGGCAACCCTGCCGATTTCCCCTGCGTTGAATGCGACTGGTGCTTTCCAGAACGTTACCGTTCTTCCGGTGGACAACGATCTGATCACCCTCTTCGACCCTTCTGCTGCGACTTCTACGCAGAACCTGGCCTTCCACAAGGACGCCTTTGCCTTGGTAACTGTGCCTCTGGAATTGCCTGAAGGCGTGCATTTCGCGGCTCGGGATTCCTACAAGGGAGTCAACATGCGTATCGTTCGTCAGTACACCATCACTGATGATGCGATTCCAACCCGAATTGACGTAATTTACGGCGTCAAAACTCTGTACCCGGAACTGGCCGTTCGCCTTGCAGGTTAACAAACAGGGGGCCGGAATAAGCCACGGCCCCCAACTTTTGAGAGTGGGCTATCCCCCCAGGAGCTAATCATGTCAATGCTTAACATCGACACAATCCCCTTTGAGTCCCTCGCCCGGTCTGTAGCAGGTGGAGGAGTATTTCTTTCTCCCGACCAACAAAATCTGAAGTGGCGCGGAGTTCGGCTGTTCTTGAATGTTAGCGCAGTCCTCGGAACTTCCCCAACCCTTGACGTTAAGCTCCAAACCCAAGATCCAGTCAGCAAAGCTTGGATCGATCTTCCCGGCGCGTCTTTCGCCCAGAAAACGGGCGTGAGCACCGCTGACCTGGTTGTCTATCCGGGAGTAGCCGAGACGGTCAATGTAAGCGTCAGTGACGTTCTGGCTCGAGTATGGCGTGCTGTGGCTACGCTTGCCGGAACTGCTGCCGCGACAGACAAAGCCACGCTGACGAGTTCGGGAGTTGCACCCTCTGATGCTGATACGGTAACTCTGGGTGCGAACGTTTATACGTTCAAGACCGCTTTGACTGAAGCGAAGGCAACCGGAACGCTTACTAGTACCGGGGTTGCTCCTGCCAATAATGACACAGTTACTCTGAACACTTCGGTTTACACCTTTAAGACTGCGCTGACTGAGGTTCGGTCGAGCGTAACTTTGACAAGTGATGCGACGAACCCCGATGATGGTGGAACAATCACCCTCGGATACGGTCAGTATGAGACTGTCTACACGCTCAAGACTACGCTGGGTGTTGTTCAGAATCAGATCAAAATAGGCGCGACGGCGGCCATTACACTGGACAATATCAAGGCTGCCATCAACGCGAGCGGGACGCCTGGGACTGAATACAGCGCAGTGATGCAGCACCCGCAGATCGAAGCGACCACAAACACGGACACAACGCAGTTGTTCCAAGGTCGGCTTGCCACAGCCTTCACATTCGACGGCGGGAATGTCCTGCGGTCGGTGGAGACCGCAACCCATCTAAGCTTTGGATCTATTACCTTCGTGGGTGGTGTGGCATCGGTAGCAAACGAGGTGCTGATCGGTGTGTCGGCTGCTGTAGCTTTAGACAACATCAAGAGCGCAGTGAACGCCACGGCAGGGGCCGGTACGACCTACAGCACGGCAACCGTAGTCCACACCACGATCTCAGCCGAGGCGAACACTGACACCACGCAGGTGTTCACGGCACTGCTGGTCGGAACAGCCGCAAACTCTTTTGCAACTACCGAGGTCAGTGCACAGCTCTCGTTCGGTGCCGCTACGCTGTTAGGCGGTCTAGATTCAATAGCTAACCAGGTGCTGATCGGCGGAACTGCAGCCATCGCGTTGGACAACATCAAGTCGGCTGTCAACGCAACGGCAGGCTCAGGTACGACTTACAGCTCTGCGACGGTTGCCCACACGCTTGTCGAGGCGACCACGAACACCGACACCACGCAGCTCTTTGAGACTCGCGCTGGTGTGTCTCATACGGTCGGCGATGCGCTTGACTCATTGGAGTCCGCCGTTACGCTCAGCTTCGGCGCCACAACGTTCGGCGGTGGGGTCGATGCAGCGTCATTCACATTCAGTTTAGGGGGGACTTTACTTACATGAGCAAAGCAATGGAAGAGTATGCAGCAAAGAAGAACGAGAAGAAAACTGAAGTGGTTGGAGTTGCGATCCGCAAGGCAAAGAATGGTTTCATCGTAACTGTTGACCATGAAGACTATGCTTCGCCGGGCCAGTCTAGGCAGATCATCTACAGCGACATTTCAGGTGTACTGAAGTGCGTCCAGGAAAAACTCGGGGGGAAGAAATGAGCGGTGAAATCAAGAGCCCAATTTTCGCGGTGTTCCATCCACAGGGCGGGAGGAAGGTAGTGAATACGGATGAGTTGTCAGAGCACGAGCTGAGAGTTCTTCAGGTGAGTGGATGGTGTGAATCACCACGTGACTTCTGGAGTCCGGAGAAGGTCGCAGAGCAAGCAGCGGCGGGGTTTTTCAACGCGGAGCACAAATGGGAGAGAAAATATGAGTCTGTCATTCAAAGCGGGAGTAAGCCTGAACAAGATCCAGCCGCAGACAGTGCTGGCGATTCAGCTAGTGGAGCGAATCTTCACGGGGAAAACGCTGATGGAAACAGTGGTGACAGCAGTTTGGGACGACCCGAAGCTGAAGATCCACAAACTGAAGTCGAAGCACTACGAGGGGCTGGCAGTGGATTTTCGGACGAAGAATCTGATGAACGAGTCCCTGAAATTGTTGGTGTTCAACGAAGTAAAAAAGCAGCTAAGCCCTCTTGGGTTCGACGTAATTTTGGAGAGTCTAGGAAAGGAAAATGAGCATCTCCACCTGGAGTACGACCCAACATGAACTTCCTGAAGAAATTTGCAGTCACTCGAATTATCAAGAACGTCCTCAGCAAAATCTCTGCCGACCATAAGACCACACTGGTAGGCGTTCTCGGTGCAGCTCTGCTGTCCGCGAACATCGACTTCGGTAAGCTGGTCGAAGGCGACACGGAGCATATTACGAGCGCAGTAACTGCCGTCGTGCTGGCCTTGATTGGGTACTTCACGAACAAAGGAAGGTAAGTCAGATGCCATATCCCAAGAAGTTCACAAAGTTTGAGAAGAAAGTGACAAAGCCTCATCCTGATGACGCAAAGTCGATGGATGAGTATGTCACGAAGAAAAACGCGAAGAAGCGAAAAATGGCGGGGTACTAGTCAATGGCACTCGCTACAGCCGGGGATCTAATCAAAGCGGCGATGAGAAAGAGCGGTGTTCTGCGCTCGGGTGGAACCCCCACGAACCAACAGAATCAGGACTTCCTCGACCTTCTCAACCTGATGCTCAGGAAGTGGTCGAAGCGTCCCGGACTCCAGGCTGTCCAGTACACGCGCCAATTCACCTGGGACGCAGTAGCCGCGTCCAAGACACTTGGGCCGACCGGTGCCGACTTCACGAACGCGCGCCCGCTGAAGTTCCTGGAGGGCTGCTCGTTCAAAGACACCGGCGCTGGCGTCACGTATCCCGTAGACATTATCACGAAGGTTGACTTCGACATGAAGCAGGTGCCGTCAACACAGGGCTACCCGTTTCAACTGTTCTGCCAGTTCGGCCTGACGAACTGGACTCTGTTTCCGTACTTCGTGCCGAGCACGGCTCTCCAGCTCAACCTGAGCACGCTTGAGGCGCTGGCAGAGTATACCTCGATTGCGAACCCGATTGCGTTTCCTATCGAGTACCACGCTGCGTTGCTCTACAACCTTGTCCTTGAGATTTCCGATGACGTGGGCAGACAGCCCAGCAGAAACGTCATCCTGATGGCTCAGGAAGAGCTGGACAGCATAACATCTCTACACTCCACGCCCCCGCCCCTCGCGGATGTGGCGCCGATGCTGCGGGCCGCGAGCAGGCGATTCAATATAATGGATGGAGGTTTTAGCTCATGAGGAAATTGGGGAGGGCTTTACTTATGGTTTTAGTCCTGGGGATCTCGCTGTTGGGTAAGGACAGAGTTAACAAGGACGTGAAAGAGATCATCAAGCAGTGCGGCAAAGACCCCAAGTGCTTCTCTTTGGTTCGTCAGATTCAAGTGCTCGACAACGAGAAGTGGAACACTGAGCCGTTGCTGATACTTCGGTCACAAGGAATTTCTGAGTTGCGGATTGCCCGCTTCAGAGGTGAAGATGGGGCTTATATCGTTCTGATGGTGCCCGAGCTTTCGGTAGACGCGGGACTGGTGAGGATCTTCGAGGGGAAATAGGATGCCGTCTCATTTGATCTCATTCGGTGACATGGCGTATCCGACCGCCAAATCGAACGCCGAATTAAACGAGAAGATGCTCGGGAAAATAATTGATGGCTATGTCAACGAGCTGAAGCACTACGTTAAGCGCAAGGGGTTGACCGACTTCGGAACGCAGGGTTCGGCCAAATGGGACGGCATCTACCGCACGAAGGGACTGCCGGTAACGGCCATCCTCGGCGTCACGAACGGCGTAGTGTACCAGATCAACTCGAACGGCACATTCACGGCCTACACTGGGGCCACGCTCACAGTCGGGACTGTGCCACATTTCACTGAAGACGGCACGAACGTATTCATCGCGCACGGCGGCACCATCGCTAAAGTGGACACCGTGGCGCTGACTGTGACAGCTCTCACCGGGGGGAACGCGCCCACCGGCGTGACATTCATCGCATATCTGGACGGGTTCCTCGTCTGCGATGGAGAGATCGGCGGTGGTGGGGTTCCGGGAGACCTGAATTTCTCAGATGACAAAGCCAATGGCTACATCGCTAGCGACTCTTGGGAAGTTTTCAATAATGAAGCTCTCGGGGATAGTTGTACCGCCGTGGCCGTGCAATGGCAGGAAATCTACTGCTTTGGGCCTGAGTCGATGGAGGCCAGCTACAACGATGGAGATTCGCCGTTTGCCCGCATTGATGGCGGGATTAGTCCCTACGGAATCGTGGCCCCCGACTCCTTGCTTAACGTCGATAATACGCTTTACTTTCTCAGCCGTGTCGATGGTGCAATTCGGCTCATGCGGATTGAAGGACGACGGCCAGTCGTAGCGTCAGAAAGCTATGACAGACAACTTCAAGCCCTCACGACTCCCAGCGATGGGCGCGCATTCCTTATCGTTGATGATGGAAAACCGTTCTATTGCGTGTCCTTCATCGCGGACGATATCACTTTCGCATTCAACCTCCGAACTCGTCAGTGGAGCCAGTTTGGTCTATGGGCCGGAGCCTCAGCTAGTGGGACGCTCACGAGCACCGGCGTGGCTCCGGCAGATGGTGACTCGGTTACTGTTGGAACGTACACGTACACGTTCAAAACAGCGCTCACTTCGCCCGCTGTTGCGGGAGAGGTTCTCATAGGCGCATCCGCAGCAGCAGCCTTAGACAATTTAAAGAGTGCTGTCAATGGGACGGCGGGGGCCGGAACGACCTACGGAGACGGGACGCTTACAAACGATCAAGCGACGGCCACAACGAACACTGACACGACGCAGCTCTTCGTTTCCTTCTACTCAGGAACGTTTGGAAACAGTGTTGCCACTACGGAGGCCTCAATAGTTCTCAGCTTCGGGGCAGCTACGCTCACGGGCGGCACAGAGTCTTATGGAGCCTTCGCGGGGCAGTGCTCAGAATTTTGGGTAGAACAGCAGAAATATCTTGTGGGCGACCGCAGAGCCAACGGCAAGATGTACTCCTACGCGGGTGGGCTTGACGGTGCGGCCACGATCAGAATGCAGCTTGATTCGAACGTGCACCAGAAAGGAAGTCTCCACAAGAAATTCGAGGGAACCTTGGTATTCGATCAAGTCGGATCTTCGCGCATCAGGTTCCGTGAGCCCGGAGTAGCCTTCGAAGAGTTCTTCTACACGGTTGCTGACGGCTATTCCAACGCAATCATGTTCGGGGAGTACATCAACAGGCAGTATCAAGTGGTGCATGAAGCTAACGAGCCGTTCATCCTGATGGAAGCCGAAGAATGGTATGAAGTGGGGATGCACTGATGGGAGTATCACGAACTTTTAACGGGTCAGTGTCCAATTATTTGGACACTGTTGACAGGTTTTTGTTTGACGGTGCATCGGCTCAATGCGCTTGGATTAGAGTTGCATCGTTGACCGGTGAGAAAGTAATTTTTGGGAACAAGCACTTTCAGGCTGGAACATCGCCACCCGGAGGCTACCGACTTGTAATAACCGGGAGTAGTCAACTCTCTATAAAGTGGATCAGCGGCGGTTCAGCATGGGAGTTGTCGAAGCCACTTATCATACTCGGCGGGGCATCCCAAGACTGGCTGCAAGTTGGATTATCGCTGTTTGTGGCGGTAAACATAACAAGCACCAGTCCCCCGCCGTCTGCCGAGTTTTTTGTCGGTTTGATCCCTAGCGGTGTTGTTTCTTTGGGGACATCTAGCGGTGGGGGAGTGATACTCAGCAATTCTGCCGATAAGGTGTTTGTCGGGGCCGTAAACAATATTGGAACACCAGAGGAAGCCTTTAATGGAAAGCTGCAAAGGGTTGGACGATGGGGTGGACTGAATCTGACACTGGCCGAACTAAAGGCGGTGGCAGTGTGTGGGGCTACGCCTCCCTTTGCAGCATCAAACACATTTTTCTACGAAATGACCGGAGCAAGCCCAGAGCCAAACACCGGTCTGGGTGGGGGTGGGGCCACGATTGTTGGAAGCCTACCGCTCGGCCCCGACCTTTGCACAGGTGGATCAGAAGCAGTAGCAATTCCTCCTGGGAATCCCTCGATTGTTTCTCCGGGACTCCCCCATTTCTCAGGCGGCCCCGGCGGCGGGTTACAAATTCCGACGCTCAGCTTCGATGATGGCGGCCCGGCACATCTCGACCCAACTACGGGGAATGCCCGGATAGTTCAAGCCCCTGATTGGGGAAGCATGGGCATCAAGGGCAGTAGAGGCGGCCAAAAAGGCGGTCAACTCGCGCAGCGTCAGTCAGGCATGTACCGGGGACTGGATCACCTTGCAGCCAAGTTGAGGGGAAAACGGAAATGAGTCTGCACGGCAACCCAAACAACAGAGAGGCTGGCAGCTACACGAAAGCATTTCAGAACAGCTTTTATCAGATCGTGCACGGAATTCAACGCACGTTTGACTCTCTGACGGATAACTTCGTCGGCACATCGAACGATATCAATTCAAAACGGGCATTCTTGGATCACGCCAGGTCGTTTTTCGAGGTTGCTGTAGGATCGGCCAATTCCGCCTTAACCCTAACAAGAAAACTAGGGTTGAGAGTCATTTCATTGATCGTCGAGGAGCGTAATCTGATTCTCGCGGCTCAGATATTTGCCATTCGCGTTAAGGACTCATTTGAGATTGTGGCAGGAACTGCTATTACAGTCACCCGGAAACTTGGGCAGCGAGTCATAAATGCCGTAGTCGATGACTCCAGCTCAGTTCTTTCCGGACAAGCATTCAGCAAGCGCACCAAAGAGCAGGATCGCCTGAAAGCGGGGACAAGCATTACGCTGACCCGAAAGCTCGGTGAAACCACGATCTCTGCCCCAGCAACTGTTTCCGGAGACGATCAGCAAATCATTGAGCCCGGGCAGGTCTTTTCCCGCAGAGTGCGCGACTTTTTCGAGGTTGCAGCAGGGACGGCAGTCGGTATCACCAAGAAACTTGGGCAGAGGATTCTTGCAGTAATTGTCGAGGAGTCAAACCTGATTCTAGCGGGCCGGTCTTTCCGAACCAGTGATAAACTAGTGGATAGATTAAAGGCCGGATCGAACGTCACCTTGACCCGAAAATTGGGTGAGGTTACGATTGCTTCGACCGGAGGAGGAACAGCGGTTGACGATCAGAACATGATTGAGGCAGGACAGGTCTTTGGAAAGAGGGCCGATAGAGTCGATAATCTGAAGGCCGGGACAAATGTTACGCTCACTCGAAAGGCAGGGCAGGTGACGATTGCGTCAACCGCGTCGGGTGGAACATCGTTTACAGAAGTAGAAATAGAACTAGGCCAAGCGTATAGAATATGGACTAGTAGAGTAAGCGCCGTTGATAACACATGGCAATCAGTCACCTTCGGAAACAACCTTTTTGTCGCGGTCTCTTCTAGTGGAATCGGAAATCGGGTGATGACCAGTCCAGATGGGATCACCTGGCCTAGTAGAGTAAGCGCCGTTGATAATAACTGGCGATCAGTCACCTTCGGAAACAGCCTTTTTGTCGCGGTCGCTGATAGTGGAATCGGAAATCGGGTGATGACCAGTCCAGATGGGATCACCTGGACGATTCAAACGAGCGCCGTTGATAATAACTGGCAATCAGTCACCTTTGGAAACAACCTTTTTGTCGCGGTCTCTTCTAGTGGAATCGGAGATCGGGTGATGACCAGTCCAGATGGGATCACCTGGACTAGTAGAGTAAGCGCCGTTGATAATCTCTGGCTCTCAGTCACCTTCGGAAACAACCTTTTTGTCGCGGTCTCTCTTGATGGAATCGGAAATCGAGTGATGACCAGTCCAGATGGGATCATCTGGACTAGTAGAGTAAGCGCCGTTGATAACACCTGGCAATCAGTCACCTTCGGAAACAACCTTTTTGTCGCGGTCTCTGCTAATGGAATCGGAAATCGGGTGATGACCAGTCCAGATGGGATCGTCTGGACTAGTAGAGTAAGCGCGGCTGATAATGCTTGGCGATCAGTCACCTTCGGAAACAACCTTTTTGTCGCGGTCTCTGATAGTGGAATCGGAAATCGGGTGATGACCAGTCCAGATGGGATCACCTGGACGATTCAAACGAGCGCAATTGATAATACCTGGGAATCAGTCACCTTTGGAGTCACCTTCGGAAACAGCCTTTTTGTCGCGGTCTCTTCTAGTGGAATCGGAAATCGGGTGATGACTTTTGGGGCGAGCCCCGCGCAATATTCTGGAACTTTCGACATCGCCGGGCTTTCAGGTCTCACGGCTAATAAGCAAGTGCTGATTCAGCAGAAAGCCGGGCCTTATACCGGTAAAGGCGACCGGCAGGATGAGGCAGAAATGGATCAGGTTCACATCACTGGATACGTCGTTGACGCCACCACAATCCGTGCTTACTGGGCCTGTATGCCCCACGGCGGCCCGATGGTGGGAAACGTGAAATTTGGCTATGCAGTGAGCGCCTAGAGGATAAATCATCATGGCAGTTATTCAAGATCCAATCACGTTAGCTTTACAGGCAATTGATCCAACGTTCAGAGCTGCACGGGTTAGCAGCCGACCATTGGACTACGGATCACTGGGGCATTATCGGATCTCAATGGCAACCGGAACAATTGGCGCGGCTCTAGCGGCGAACGCTGAGCTTTTCCAGTTTAGATGGACGGATGCCACGCGGTTTGCGGTGGTACAGAAAATCTTGATCGGCGCCGGAGCCAATGCAGCCGCAACAGGGGCGGCTCTAGTAACTCTAGAGGCTACTATTGCTCGATCTTGGACGGTAGCCGGAACTGGGGGTGCTACCGCTACTCTGACAGCAAATAATCAAAAGGTCAGAACGACCGGCATGGGAACCACTCTGCTGGGAGAGGTCAGAATCGCTACTACTGCCGCTCTGGGAGCGGGAACTAAAACCCTTGATTCTCAGGGTGTAGGCAATAAAACTCTCGGAATTGGTACCGGAGCTATTACCACGTCTCACCGTCTTGATCTGATGGAAAAAACGGATCTGCTAGAAGTTGATGCAGACGGGTCGGTACATCCGTTAATACTTGCTCAAAATGAGGGTTTCGTGATTAAGAATGGCGCAACGGCTTGGCCAGCGGCGATGACTTGGGCTCTTGGTGTTACAGTTGTTTGGGCAGAAGTTACTGCCTACTAAAAGGAGATTCAAAGATGGCAATTTCTATCGTCAATGACAGCATTAGTTCCATCCTTGCCGGGGGTGCCGGGGACACCATTCAGATTAATGTACTTTGCAGTACAATTCAGGTGTTCAATCGGTCTTTGACTGACTCGATCTTCGTGCGGTTAGATGGGATTAACCCAACGGTGGCGGGAGACGGCACCAGAGTTGTTCTACCTGGAGCGTCTCGCCAGTTTGGAACTCCCGACCCTAATTTTCCAGAAATCCGGCTTATCTCAAACGGTCTGTCAACGGCTTACACAGTTGAGTGTTTTCCCTAAAGGAGAAAATCATGAAAAGAACTCTTAATGTATTCCCCGCAACTTTGGTGGTATCCCCGAACGACTTAGCTCAGATTTCTAGTCTGTCTGAAACGCTGGATACCGCTGTTCCGATGGCAAAGCTCACGCTAAATAAGCTCACCCCTTTGGGTGTGGAACCAAAAGTTTTTCTGTATAAACTAGAGGCGGCAGATGCACGGCTTTGGAAGCAGAATATTACTTTTGACATTGGGACAAACCCTTTGATGACGTTTGATGTTGTTGATTTTTGGCGATTATCTGAATTTTCAGCGCAGCGAACGTTGAGAACGGCTTTGATTTCCCTCGTTGCGAAATATCCAGATCTTGAGAAAGTGACTTACGACTACTTGGCCTAGGAGAAAACAATGGCAACCTACACACGACTTTTACTCTCGGGCGCTGGGGCGGGTGGAATCCCGATTATCGTTGTTGCAACCGCCACTCCCGGAACTCTTATCCATACCGCCGTTGCGGGAACCGCGAGCTTTGATGAGGTATACCTCTGGGTGTCGAATGTCACGGCTTCTGATGCTACGCTGACAATCGAGTGGGGATCAGTGGTCGATCCTGGCGGATTGATGACAAAAGCCGTGGTTGTTCCGGCTAACAGTCCTCCGACCCAAATTTCTTTTGGTGTTCCTGTGAATGGAACCGTGATTGTTCGGGCGTTCTCGGGGACAGCTTCAGCTCTGAACATCACAGGGTTCATCAACAGGATCGCGTAAGATATAATACTGGGAGTGAGGCAGCCTTGGTAGGCACGGGCGGTTGTGACCCGCCTGGAGTCGGTTCGATTCCGACGCTGCACCCCATCTTAAAGGGCAACGACAATGGCATTTGATATTAAGGCTTTCCTTCAGACTGCAATTCCTGCGGGGATCGGTGTTGCTGGTGCAATCGCTGGAAAAAAGGCGCAATCTGCAGGCAACATTCAATCCCGTCAAGCGATTGATGCTGCATACAGGGAAGCCTTAGGAGCCTATAACACGGCCCACGGGCGGGCGACGGACATCAACAATTGGATGCTCCAGTCCAGTTTTGCACCTCTGAACTTTGGGTATGGGCAATCGAGGGCTGATCTTACAAACGCGCTGATGATGGGACAGCAGGGACTGTCCGGTGGACAGTCTGCGATTGCTGACATTCTTGGGCCGTATACTTCGGCTGGACGGCGTGGCGCAGAAGAAACCAACTTCCTGCTTTATGGACAAAGGCCAGGGGCGGGAAGCCCAGGAGCGCCCCCAGGTGCCCCAGCGGTGCCGTCCACACCTTCCGCCGGTGGGTTTCAACTACCGGCAGATTTTGGTGGTGGGTTTAATATCACACCCCCGCCCGGATCTGGTGGCGGGCCGTCAGCCCCCGGCGGAGGTGTCCCGAACGCGCTGACGAGTTTCGCCCCGAACCTGGCTGACAACAGAGTTCGGCCATCAGGAGCAGCCGGTGTAGTCGGAACCGGCGCAGGAATTGCTGGCAGCTTAATTCCTGGGGTCGGGCCGATGGTTGGGTCTACTGCTGGGGCTTTGGCAGGTGGACTTATCAGCCGACTGACGCGCAAGGGCCGTGAAAAGGAAGCAGCATCGGGTGCCGTGAATGAGCACTCCGACTGGTTTTGGAATGAAGTTGTTCCGACCGCGCAGCGAGAGGGGTGGAGCGGGGAGCAGTTGAAACAGACTGCGGACTCTGGATGGAACGATTATTCAAATTGGGTGGGTTCAAACATCAAGGACAAGGGTGTAGCCGCAAGCTCACTAGCATCACAGAAGAAATCTTTCGACGAGGGTCTGAAGTCAAATCCCTACACGTCACAGTACTATAAATAGGAGTCTCCGATGGCAATGGACATGACTGATTGGGGGGCCGGAAAGCCGAAGAAGGATGCTCAGGGAAATCCCCTTTATTACGGGGCACCCGGAGTCGACCGAACCGGCCCAGCTTGGCTCGACCCGAATGTTTCCAAGGCCGGGGATTGGGAAAAAGGTGGCTCTTTGGGGGCCGACTGGGTTTCAACCGGGCAGAATCCTCTTTACGGGCCTAGAGGAACTAATGCATTTGCAACCGCTGCCGGAGACTCGAACCAAGCGCGGACTAACCCAAACGCATATCAGGGTAGCGGCGGAGGGGTTCCGTTCAACGCTCTGACTGGCGGGACAGCCGGTCAGGCCGCCGGTCAGGCCGCCGGTCAACAGCAGTGGAGCGATCAGGTTCCAGTAAGCCGGGTGAGTCCGGTAATGGAGCAGGGAAAAGACCGGGTTGTAAGTTTCAACGCGCTGACCGGACAGAGCACGCCCGCCGCGCCTCCGATGCAGGTAGCCAACGGCAACGCAGCTCGAAATGCGGATGTGTTCAACAATCCAGTGTACACGCCGCCCGCCCCCACCGGCCCCCGAGCTGTAGAAGGCGACCGCGCCCCGTTTCTTCCGGGGGAAACACCAGAACAGTATCGAGCAAGGAATCCCGGACAGTTTGCAGCTACCCTTCCAACAATAGGAGCTGGTGAATCAATCCTTCCACCTGTACCTGCTGGTTTTGATGTTCGAGCTGGATCACAAGACCCGGCAGTAAACAGGCAGATATATGGGGAGAACTATTTTCCGGGCAATCTGCCTGGATTCCCCGGTATCGCTAACAAAGAGCAGTTTTTCGCTCTGACCCCGCAACAGCAGGGCGATTATCGAGTCGCATTAGCCGCTCAGTTCAAAGCTGGACAGCCGGGTGGCGGCGCACCGGGGCCAGCAACAGGCGTGGGTGCTGGAAGGGGCTATCCTTCCAACTGGAACATCAACAACGCGCCAGGACTCGATTCGGGCGGCGAAGGCACCACATTTGCCACGAATCCGGCTACCGGCGCGGCTTATGAGACTTCACCCATGTACCAGTGGCAATTAAAGCAGGGCGAGAAGTCCATCAACAGGGCGCTCGCGGCTCGAGGCCGGAAGAACTCCTCCGTGGGTTTGAACACTTTGGCGAATTTCTACAACCAGCTCGGGGCGGGTGAGGCGGACAAGCAATACACTCGAACCTTCCAGCAGCAGCAGCTTGGGCTGCAAGCTGCACTGGCTCAGGCGGCCCAGGCGGGGGCCTCCTCTCAGCAACTGGCGCAGCTATACGCTCAGTTGGGCGGACAGGCGGCGGGAGGATCGGAACGGTATGGGGGAAACATTGCGGATCTGATTGCACGGTACGGGGAAAGGGAAGGATCGAACGTTCTGGGACTCGGCACACAGCAAGGCGCAGCGGCAATGTGGAAGGGCACTCCAATCGGTGCGCTTCTTGATAAGCACGGTGGTGAGAATTACAATTTCTGGACTAGCCTTTCTGCAATGGGCGGTAAAGCGGTTGCTGACTACATGGCATCAAGGGGTAAATAATGGCCTACTCTGATTTGATTAACATGATCGAGTACGCTGGAACCGCAAATCAGCGTGCCACTGAGCAAAAGCAACGTGAGCTGAACCTCGCTATCGGGCAGAACACATTTCAGCAAGTCCAAGATCAGCAGAACGAAGCGAATGCGCTGAGGCAGTTTGCAGCGCCTCTCGGTGGAGTCGCTGGCCCAGGTGCGCCCGGTGCGATGGGCGAGGCTCCGGTAGAGGCTCCGTCACCAGATCCTGATAAGGTCGCATTTGAATACTACACGAAGATTGCCCCCGATCCGGTCAAGGCCAGTTTGGTTCTTGACAACGTAGCAAAGCGAGCCAAGGAGGTTCTGGAGCGCACCGGAGATCCCGAACAGATGATCGCTTACACCAACTCAGTCACTGGACGCACAGACAAGTTCGCAGGATTCAAAGGTACATTGTTGCAGATCAAGAATGAGGATGGCACGACCCAGCTTGTCGAATACGAGCCGCAGGGCGGGAAGCTGACTGATAGGGGGACGGTTGGCAGGCCAAAACTCATATCGGTTGGTGAGAAATCCAGGCTGTACGATCCAACTTTAGGGAAGGTAATTGTTGAGGGTGTAGCCGACGACGCGAATGTTCCTGTGAAGTCGGAGCACAATCTGCGGGGCAAGGATGGACAGCCGGTAACGAAACTGTGGTACAAAGGCGGCAGAACTGAAGAGATTCGCTCTGTGCCGTCTCCCGGATCAGTTGTAATTGCCAATGCACAACGGGCTCAGCGCGAGTTCCGAAACGAGATGGACATGAGGAAGGAGTTTCTATCCCTTCCTGAAGTGAAAGAATTCCCTGTGGTCGAAAAGCAGCTCGGCAGAGTTCAGGCTGCCTTCGATGAGGTTAAGCGCGGGGCACCCAACAAAATCGCCGTGGATCAAACTTTGGTAACGGCTTTTAACAAAATGATGGATGAGTCTTCAGTCGTTCGTGAGTCGGAATACGCCAGGACTGCTTCTGATGCTCCCTGGTTTAACAAGATCCGAGGAAAATTCGAAAAATTCTCGGCAGGCGGCGCGGGTTTGACTGACGAGGATCGCACAGCCCTGTACGACATGATTCAGAATTTTGGGCGTGTGGCAAAGGAAGGATACGAGTCGCAGGTTGACTTCTATTCCGAACTCGCTGGCCGGTACGGATTCCAACCGCGCAACGTAGTCCGCTTGGGTGGAGCAGAACCAAGGAAGGGAGGAGCACCAAAGGAATCGGTGAAATCCAAAACCCCCATCGGCACCGTGGAGGGTGGGTACATCTTCATGGGCGGCGACGACACCAAGCAAGAGAGCTGGAGAAAGAAATGAGCACACCCTGGGAACGGCGCGCCGCCGCTGTGTCTGGGACGGGCGACACCGAGGTTGTTGAAACAAGCATAAAGCCTTTCGATGAATCCGAAGAGACCCCTTGGGACAAGCGAGCCAGAGAGCAAAATCGACTCGCTGCTGAATCGCGTTTGAATCGACCTAAAGAAGTCCTCCAGGCTGAGCACGTCGCAAACCTCGCTCAATCCAGTCCCACCGTCGGCCAGCAGCTCGATCAGCTCACTGAGGGAATCTATGGTGGGATCGGGAGACTGGCACAGGGCGCAGCCGCGATCCCCGGAGCGCTGGTTGAGTCCGTGCGCCAGACTGTCGCCGATCCTCTCGGCGCGGTGAAGGCCGTTCCGGGTGCGCTCCTGGAAATGGGAAGCGATCTAGCGAACTATCCTGTGGATCAGTTCGGGAAATTACTGTTTGGCACACCGAAAGAAGCGGGAGAAGTGATCGGAGAGAATGTCGTACCCTTGGCCGCCGGGCCTGCTGTCGGAATTGCTGGCAGGGCTGTTCAAGGGGCCGCTGGCGTCAGTGCGCGGAAGCTCGTCAACACGATTATCAAGCCCAGCCTCAAGGATCAGGCATTCAAGAAAGATCCGACAGGCGCGATTCTCAGAAACAAGATCGTCGGTAACACTGATGAGCAGTTCGCTGCCAACGTTCAGGCGAAGATCGACGAGTTCCACGGCATGACTGATGCACAGCTCGCCAAAAGCACGAAGGCTGTGCCGGTCAATGATGTAACGGCGCTGCTCGATGATGAGGTTAAACGCATAAAAGGTAGCGTCGGCATCAGCAACAAAGAGGCGCTGCTATCGAGGATAGAAGAGTTGCAGAGCGACATTCTGGGCCGGTACGGTGGGCAGAGCATCTCGCTCCGGGAGCTGCACGCGCTGCGAAAAGAGATCGACTCCAGCATCACCCGATTCACGATGGACGCAGTCGAGCAGGGAGCGAACGCTTCAAAATACGCGGCTCGCTCCGGAATCAACAAATTGATCCGCAACCAGGAGCCGAAAGTCGAGAAGTGGATGAGGGAGGAGTCGGAGCTGCTTAGCGCCAAGGAGGCTCTGGAGCGGCAGGCCAACAGACAACGAAATGCGGGGTTCGGCGGGCCGGGGGATATTGCCGCTGGGGTGCTTGGCGAAGTATTGGCGCAGGGCGCTGGCGTCCCCGGGACAGGTGCGTTGACCGGCTTGGCAGCCCGGCACGCGCTTGGAAGCACGGCAGTCAAGAGCCGGGCTGCGAAAGGACTCCACAAGCTCAGTGGAGGAGAAACAGCGGCTGTGGAATTCGCCCCTACCGGCGAATTAGTCAGCGAAACCGGAGGCAAGTTACCTGTTGAGGCGAATATAAAGCTGAGCCAGGTGTCAGAAATGACTGCCGGGAAAATAAACAAGGCGCTTGACAGGAACGATCAGACACAAAGCAAGATCACCGACGACTTAATAGCAGCCGGACGTGGCAGTGAAAAGACCAGTGAGATACTCGCCAAATCAGATCCTTTATCACAACGACTCAAAGATGCCTTAGATGAACGCTCCGATCTAAAGAATGAAATAACTAGGAGATACGGCCCGGATGCTCCTTCCAGACTTCCAAAAGGATTCGGGCCGGTAAAGCGTAGCGAACAGGTTGGAACGTTCACCGAGCAGGAATTTGAAATGCCTGGCACTGTTCAATCCACATATAAGGGGCCGGAGCGTCGTAAGGAACCACGGGGAACATTCAAAGAAGAAGAGTTCAACTGGCCGGAGTCAGTCAGCGAGCTGAAGAACCCCACCACAGAGAAGTATTCCGGCTACAGCCCGAAGCGCGGAAAGATCGTTCTGAATGATGCGGCAATGGATAAATTAACGAACATGATTGGAGCAAAAAAACTCAATGGAGCTGAAGTATTCTCCGGCACCGGCGTAAGCGGGGCTGATGCTGCAGGCAGGATATTTATTCAGAGCCTGAAACGCGAGTTCCCGAAAGAGTTTGCAATGGTTCCAACCAATAAACCGCTAACGATTCAGCGCGTCGGGGACAGCGGGTACTTTAAGCAGGAAGCCAGGCATGAGGGGCTGCATCGGGCTGTGAACGAAGTTCTTGGGGAAAAACTGGAGATCAACCCAATAAAACTTGGGGTAAAAGGAAGAAAGATTTTTGGGGAAATCCACGGAAAAGCTCTGACCGAAGGGGGCGCAGAGGGCAGAATAGTCTACGGAGCGGCGCTGAGAACTAAGGGTGGGTATGCGTCTGGACGAAAGGCGGAGGAGGTCTTTGCTGACCTTGCCACAGGGAATCCCATGCGCATGGGACTCACCCGAGTAGAGGGCCTGCAATTGCTTGGTGACATCCTTGAGCAGTTGACTGCCAAGCATGGCGCGGACAAAGTTGAGGCTCTAATGAAGAGGTTCGCTCCTCGATTCTATGAGAGAGCGCCTGAGCGGACTGGAATGAAACTTCCGAGGTTCAAGGCAGAAAAACCCCTTCCAGAAATAGGAGGTGAGTGATATGATGTTCTCGTGGCAAATAGATCTTGGAAGCATTCTGAACGCAGTGAGCCTATGCATAGTGGCGTTCGCCGGAGCAAAGAAGCTCGGGGTGCTGGAATTCAAGCTGAATTTGTTGTGGGCAAACTTCAAATCAGAGAAGGGGGTGTCGGAGTAAGTCGATATTGGAAACGGTATAAGCGCAACTTGGTTCGGTGGGCTGAAGGAAATCGTCCGAGGTGTAAAAGGCACCCGGATAGACTAGCCCAGCGCTTCCCTTGGCTTCACAGCGGAACTAGACGGTGCAGCTCATGTTGGGGCAGGAAATCAGATGGCGCGCTCCGACCGGCGAATACGCGGCACTCTCAGAAGAGCAAAGATTCTGGATACCACACCGTTTTCACTACTGAGTGGAGGCGTAAAAAACGTAAGCAACTGCTTTATGGATGGGGGACGAAACGGCATGAGTCTGACTTTGAACGGGCAGACAGTTGAGACCACATCAAACCGGCTGTTGAAACTGCTGGACAAGCGCCCGGCTGATGTGTTCAAGATTAAAGAGTCAAAGATCATCCAGGGTCAGGCCAAGAGAGTCTCAGTTATTTTTGACCCGAAGATCTTCAAGACGATTGAACTGCTCCACATTACGGACGTTCAATTCGGGGCCATCACCTGCCAGGAAGAACGGTTCATAGAGTTCCGGGACTGGGTTCTGGCGAGTCCTAACAGGTTCGTTCTTTTCGGTGGGGACATGATCGACGCGGCGACAGTTCTGTCGGTTGGCTCGCCCTTTGAGAACAAGTTTGAGCCGAAAGAACAGCTTTTGAGGTTCGTCGAAATCGCAATGCCAATGCGCCACAGGGTGCTTGGATACGTGGGAGGAAACCATGAATCAAGAACGAGCAAAACGTTTGGTGAGGCTGGCTCGATCATTGCGACACTTCTGGGCATTCCCTACAGCAGCGGGATTCAGCTCGTTGACATCAACTTCGGGTTGCACAAGCCCTTTCGGGTTTCCCTCTGGCACGGTACGGGAAGCGCAAAGACCAAGGGCGCGAAACTCATGATGTTGCATAGGTTCATGGGACAGGGAGACTCTCAGCTCTACCTGGTGGGCCATTTGCATGACGTGGTTTTGACTTACGATTGGAGACAGTCGAGGCGCGGAGACGACATCTACCTGGAGAAGATTGCCGGAGTGATGAGCAGCAGCTTTCAAGACTTCTGGGGAGGGTATGCTGAACGCGCTGGTTTGACGCCTAGCGATACGCTCATGGCAAGAGCCATCCTTGAGCCGACAGGCAGGTGGGAGCTGACACTTAGATGAGACATTACCGAACGCTAAAAGAAATCCGAATTTGGTGGAAAGCAATTGATGAAGCAGCAAAGAAAGCCCCAGCAGTCAAGCCCCCAAGGACGGTAAAGTCATGAGTAATCCAATGTGGGGATGGGAGGGGCCAAGCATGGTCGAAGATGATGAAAATGCCGTCTCCGACCTGCTTGGGTATGAGGCTAGAAAAACGAAGGTCGTATTTCGCTCCAGGCTGCCCTGTACGCCTCTTTCCTGCCCTTCAGGCCGCTCAGCACACCCCAGAGGATCGGAAAGTTGGAGACGGGCCTGTAGAGGCTCAGCACTGACAGCGTAGCATCAATATCAATACCGAAAACCAACAGCCAGACATTACCCATCTTCCGATGGGTTTTTTCTTGCGTCCACTCGAAATCATCTAGGCTACTATCCCAGGCTCTCTTACACTCGACCCAAAATGTTTTACCATTTAGGGTTATAGAGATATCCGGCACGTCCCTGCTGAACTGCTCAACGTGCCGGAAAACCACTGCTTTGGGCTCCAAAGCCTTCACCACTATCCGAAACTCTGTTGCAAAAGCCGACTCGTTCATACCCCCAGCTCCTTCCTGACCTTTGGAATCCAGTCATAATTCACGTTGATAACCCCATCCGTCCGACCTTCGACTGCCTCTTTCACAGCCTCAAGAAGCAGACTTTTAAGCCGTACAATCTTTTCTCCTGTCTGATGCTCAACGAATTTTGACTCGTACCGCCCTTGCCGGAAACCACGGCTGTACTCAGTTCTTCTGGTGCTTTCTTCCAGTTTCATGCGGCTACCCTCCAGTTTATGCCGGTTTGCACCTTCCACACAATCGGCACCTTGAGTGGAATTTCCTGCTCGTTCAACAATGCCTGGATATCCTTCTCCCTGTACGGGTTCAGCAGGTCTCCATCGACTTCATCATGCACTGTAAAGCGTAGATTGAATTCAAGATGCTTCATTTCTCGGTACAGTTTCACCAGCTTCAGCTTCATCAGGTCAGCGGCTGAGCCTTGCAGCACGGCATTCAGGGCCGCGTGTAGCTGACGCCCGCCCGGGAACCGCCTGCGACGGCCTAAGAGCGTCCTGACGAAGCCACGCTCGCGGGCAACCCTCATGCAACGGCTCATCAGGGTCTTGGCTTCCGGGAATCGAGCGTGATAGTCGGTGAAGAATGCGTCTGACTTCTCGGGACTCAGGCCAAGGTCGTTTGCGATCTTGCGCTGGCCCATTCCGTAGACCATGCCGAAGTTCACGTTCTTGGCCAGCTTGCGAATCAGGTTGACCATCACGGCGACTACAGCATGGAAGTCACAGTTTGGATCATCCAGGTAAGCACGGATCAAGGCTTCGCTTTGGGAATAGTGAGCAAAGAGACGGAACTCAATTTGACTCGCGTCTCCGCTAAGCCACGCGGTTCCTTGCTTGGGAAGAAACAGCTCACGAATGATCCAGCGCAGTGTTGCGGCGTCCTGCTTCTCCTCAGCCGAAACTTGTTGAATGTTGACTCCAGAAGCCGAGAAGCGGCCACTAACTGTGCCGTTGTCATCTGCCCTGCACTGGTGCATGTGGTATCGTAGAATTCCACCATCACGAATTGCCTCCAAGTATGCGGTTGTCGATCTAGTCCTGAGCCCGCTCACAGCTCGCAGCGCCATCAGATCATTGCAGAGCGAAACCAGCTTCCTGTTCCACGAACCGATGGCCCTGTACGCCTTCACAGCGTTTTTGTCGAAGCAGTTCTTGCCGGTCTCGGTCGCGCTGAACTCATGAAATCCTAGCTTCTCGAACGCGGCAGTCATTTCCTTTTCAGAGCATGGGTTCAGGCCGCGTAATCCCTTCTCACGCTTCACAACCTCGGCTGCTATCTCCTCGTCCCATCGCTTCAGCTTAGGAACGTCCAGGAACGTGCCTTGATCCTCCATGTGGAGGACACAGTAGATCAAGTCGTCCTCTAACTTCGCCACGCGCTGAAGGTCTTGTTTTGTCAACAGCTCTTCAAAGTGGTTGTCCAGGTCGAGCGTGAGTCGTGCGTCCTGGATGGCGTAGTTCTTTATGTCGCTGCCTGCCTGCCTATGGATGTGCTGGGGGTGCCACAGAATCTCCTTCTTGGTCTTATTCAGATAGTCCTTCGACATCGATCCCAGGTCATATTTACGCCGTCGTTCGTCGATCAAGGCGCATTTGTATTGTACACCCCTGGGTATGACGCCCAAGGCTTCTAAGTCGATCCCAGATTTTTTGAGCATCCCTAGATCCAGGGATGGGTTGACCAGCGAAACCTCCTTGCCAGGAAGCTCCTGTTTGGCCCACCGTCGAACTGCGTCTAGATCGTGCGAGTTGCCAGAAGGGTGCCCCCAGCTATAGTAATCGTCTCCCTTCGGAGATGCTACGGAAAGTCCAACGGGCCGATCAGCTCCATGCCGATCCAGCCCGGTGGTTTCCGTGTCGATTGAAATTCGCCTCACGCCGGTTAGGTCGAGCATTAGTCTTGCTTCAAAAACAGACTCAAAACGCAAAGGACAATCATAATAACTATGAAAATCATTTCGTCTCCCGCACTCGGTAGTAAGTCAATCCCTTCCAATTCTCAATTCCCTGTGGATGGTGCTTCAAGTTGTAGCCTACAAGCCAATTGGTGCGCCCGTCAAATGACTGCCGCTCCATCAACACAGCGAAGTTCAGCGGTGCTCTTGGGTCTCGCTTTCCGATGATCCGGTCGCCCCGGTAAAACTCAGGTCGCCGCGCCTTCTTGGGCGCGGCGTGAGCTTCGCCAGGACTGAACAGCTCACGGATGATCTTAAACCTGTCGAAAAGCGATTTGAACATCTAGCTGCCTTCGCGCTCATTCTTCTGACGGGCGCACAGTTCCCTCAGTTCACTGGAATGCCGGTAGCCCTGATCGATAACCGACTCAACACGAAGACCTGAGCCGATATTAATAGCGCCTACGACCTCCTCACTCTGCACGAGAGCTAGCTGTCGAAGGTTGAGGACTGAAATACGCCTTCCGAATCTACGCAGGTAGAATGCCTCCATCATGGCGTTATAGGCAATGGCGGCCAAGTGGTAGATTCGATCTTTGAAATGGTCGTGTGGCTCTCCGGTTAGGTACATCCGAAGGTGTTCAGCAATATGGTTGGCTGGTGACTTTTCACCGTCAAGACGGCTGGTAGCGTACTGCTCTGCCGATCCGTACTTTTCGCCAGCGCAGAACGCTATTTCTGCCAGCATCTTGATGAAGTCCCAGTTCAGTCCATCGAATCGGAACGCAACAGGGACGCGCTTATCCCCTCCCAAAACCGGGTCTTTGATCCCCTGCTGATTTTGAACGGCTTTATTGTAGCCATCTTTCATTTTTAACCTCAAAGTAGTTGATGGCTGCCCACTGGCTGAGCAGCGAGCCTATTACACAAAACGTGGTGTAAAAAACCGCGATGAAGGCCGCCTTGATTACGTCTCCATCCTTCATTATTCTCACCGCGTTGTCCACAAGAATGAAATTTGAGCAGATCCAAACCCCGTTGCTGAGAGTCGCCGCCCAGAGGTTGTAAAGGTAACTGTTGCTGTTCTTAGCCCGGCTGCCGACTCCATGCGAGAACTGCTGAGCGACCAATAGCAATGCCCAAAGAATCCACTTCATACTTTTCCTGTGCAGAAGAGCGGCTTTGTGTACCGCAACTGGTTCTTTGGTTGGAGGAACGTCACGCTTCGATAGAGCGGGCTATAGCCCGCTCCACCGTAGGTTGTTCCTGTCTCACCACGCCAGACCGGTCGATCTTCTCTGAAAGTAGTAGAGACTTTGCGTAGAAGTGCCTGGTCTTCAACGCTAAGTTCTATTTTCATTTCTGTTTCTCCGGTGGGTAGACTTCACGGTAAATCCGCACACCTCCGGTATCTTTGCCGATGTATTCGTACTCTCGAACCTCACCAGTCCTATCGAGAGTCAAGTCAGACTGCACAAAGCCGTTCTTCTGCACTGGACACCGTTCATGAACAAAAACTCGCAATATGGTGTGCTCTATGTCGATATCAAAGTCAAGCTCCAGAAAGTTGTCGGCTGAGATTGCGCGGGCTTTCATAGGCTAATCTCCCGCCGTGCGTAGTGTCTCAAGCACGGCGGCTTGAGTTCCGACGTGTTGCACAGCCACTCATAAACAACAGAGACTTTCCAGTCGCTCCAGCGCCGGATGGTCGCAGCCTTCGGCGCGTTCAGCAGATGCTTGTGGAGTTCCAGCAACAGCATGTGTCTAGAGGAGTCGGGTATCACCGCCCCCCCTTGTAAGAGTCAAGAGCAGCCAACTGAGCTTTGAACGCCTTATTCAGACGCTTTAACGCCTTCTCGTAGATCAACACAGCGGTGCACAACCCAGTCAAAAACCCCAAAACTAGCATTGCCATAACCTGTAGCCCTCCGCCTCTTCTCTCGTCAAAAAGAAGTGAATTCCTTCAGAGCATTCTTTCCACCGATTAGTGTCAAAGTTGTTCACAACAAGATGTTTTCCTTTAGTGTAACTGAATTCAGGATCGTAGCTGGAGTAAACAGTTCCTACGGAGGATCCCGAGATTTCTATTACAATAGCTTCGCTGGCTCTGCATTTTCTTCCGGTAGCATTCGATCTTTTTGCTGACAACGGAATTTGAAGCTCAACTATACTACCGTTGGAGCATTTTTTGTATCCTGTTATAACCCCAGAAGGAACTATAAGAAGTTGAGCAGCAATTAGTTGTGGTACATTCAACGTCTCATTCAGATTGGCCCCGTACAGATTGGCCCCGTTCAGATTGGCCCCGTTCAGATTGGCCTCGCGCAGATTGGCCTCGCTCAGATTGGCCTCGCGCAGATTGGCCATGTACAGATTGGCCCTGCTCAGATTGGCCTCGCGCAGATTGGCCCTGATCAGATTGGCCCCGCTCAGATTGGCCCCGTTCAGATTGGCCTCGCGCAGATTGGCCCCGTACAGATTGGCCTCGCACAGATTGGCCCTGTACAGATTGGCCCCGCTCAGATTGCCCTCGCTCAGATTGGCCCCGTTCAGATTGGCCCTGCTCAGATCGGCCTCGCGCAGATTGGCCTCGCGCAGATTGGCCTCGCACAGATTGGCCTCGCTCAGATTGGCCCCGCTCAGATTGGCCTCGCGCAGATTGGCCTCGCTCAGATTGGCCCCGCTCAGATTGGCCCTGTACAGATTGGCCCCGTTCAGATTGGCCCTGTACAGATTGGCCCTGTACAGATTGGCCCCGCTCAGATTGGCCCCGTTCAGATTGGCCTCGCGCAGATTGGCCCCGTACAGATTGGCCTCGCACAGATTGGCCCTGTTCAGATTGGCCCCGCTCAGATTTCCCTCTCACAGATTGTCCCGCAGCAGTTTTGCCTTGTTCCGATTTTCCTCCCGCAGA